AGGACCTAGAAACCCTTGGTTATAACCTAAACAATTTCCGTAAGGATCTTCAATGAAACTACTGATGCTTGATATCGAAACAAGCCCCAACACTGCACATATTTGGGGCCTTCGTGACCAGTACATCAGCCCAGACCATCTGTTAGAGTCGTCTTATGTTCTGTGTTGGGCTGCTAAGTGGTACGGCTCTAAAGAGGTTATGTTCTCTTCTGTTCAAGAGACAAAGCCTAAGTTCATGCTTCGTAAGATACATGACCTGATCTCTGAAGCCGATGCAGTATGCCACTACAATGGCACTCGCTTTGACATTCCTGTGCTGAACAAGGAGTTCCTGCTGCACCATCTAGCACCGCCTGCTCCGTATAAGCAGATTGACTTGCTAAAGGTAGTTCGTAAAGAGTTTCGTTTTGCAAGCAATAAGCTAGACCATATCGCACAGAGGCTCGACCTTGGCAAGAAGGCATCGCATGAGGGCTATCAACTCTGGGTTAAGTGCATGAACAAAGACCCTGATGCTTGGAAAGTGATGGAGAAGTACAACAAACAAGACGTTATTCTATTGGAGAAAGTCTATGAGCGTTTGCTCCCTTGGCTTGGTAGAAACCATCCTAATCGTAACCTGTATAATTCCACTGGATGCCCCACCTGCGGAAACGCCAAACTACAGAAAAGAGGCTTCAGTTATACGACCACAGGAACCTTCCAAAGATTCCAATGTACCCACTGTGGAACTTGGTCAAAGTCAACCAAAGCCGTGAAGGAACACGCTCATGTCACAGCAGCTTGAAACATTAGCGGACTACATCAAGGCTAGGCAGATTGGTGGGAACCACTACAAGACACAGATTCAGCCTTGGGATGTCTTCCTTGATTGGCAGATGGACCCTTGGCTGTGTAATGTGATTAAGTATGTTCAGCGTCACGCTAAGAAGAACGGCAAAGAGGACCTTGAGAAGGCAAAACACTATCTTGAGTACGCTATCGAAAACTACGACAAGATAAAGGCTGTGTATTACAAATGAGTCAGCGTGATCTTGATAGGGCCTATGGTCTACTAAAAGAGGCTCAGTGGAGCAAGGGCTTTAACCTGTATGAGTGCCGTGAGATTCGCAAGGTTAAGTTTGCCCTTGGGATGAAGACACCACTGTCTAGATCCATCATCTGGGAACCAGGGTATGATGTTAGAGATAGACACCTGATAGTCACTAACGAGCAAGGCGTTGGCGACACAATCATGTTCTCTAGGTTCATACCTCTGCTTAAGAAGCTGCCAGTAAAGTCTGTTAGTGTCTATATGCAAAAGCCACTGATGAACCTAATAGCCTCGCTCGATGGTGTTGATGGTGTCCTAGCTGATGAGAACTGCCAAGTACCGGCAATGCGGGTCAAGGTGATGTCTATACCGGCTCTGTTGCTACAGTACAATCTGTTCCCTATGGACGATGGAGGCCCCGTCTATGGCAGTGCTGGCTACTTCAAGTTTAAGGGTGTAAAGAAGACTAGCCAGATAGGGTTTTGCTGGTACAGTGACAATGATTCATGGAACGCTAGTGCCAAAGTTATTCCTAGAAACTTAGCAGAAAAGTTCTATAATCAGTTGACAAAGAAGCACAAAGTGGTATCATTACAGATTCAGCCTGACTTTATGCCAGAGAACTTGGATGGTAGAAGTTGGCTTGAAACGGCTAAGAAGATACAGTCATTGAAGGCAGTCGTAACTGTTGACACTGGTGTAGCGCACTTAGCAGGAGCACTTGGGGTAAGGACATTGAACTTGGTTGGATCTGCATCAAAGACAGGATGGTTTTACCTGCCTACTGGTACAGACAAGACTACATGGTACGACTCAATGGAACTTATACGTTATGAACCTTATACTAACTGGGAGGCAGGGCTTGATGAAGCACTGAAAAGATTATGTCGTTGACGATTAGAGATATAATGGAGAGAATGAAGAAGTTAGACGAAATTACAATCTTGGAAGTGCTAGATATTTCTTCAGAAGAACTAATAGAGAAGTTTGCAGATAAGATAGAAGATAAATTTGATGAATTGGAGATTGATTTAGATGACACCCTATAGCACCTTTATTGCCAAGAGCCGGTACAGCCGGTTCATACCTGATCAAAACCGCCGAGAGCATTGGGACGAGTCAGTAGACCGTTACTTTGCTTTCATGTTTGACCACCTAGACAAGAACTACAAGTGGAGTCCTAACAATGACCTACGCCTAGAACTTATCAGTGCAGTCAAGAACCTAGAAGTGATGCCTTCTATGAGGGCTATCATGACCGCAGGTAAGGCCCTTGACAGGGACAACACCGCTGGCTATAATTGTTCTTATCTGCCCGTTGATGACCCTAAAGCCTTTGATGAGGCCATGTACATCCTACTCTGTGGCACAGGTGTAGGCTTTTCTGTGGAGCACAAATATGTCGATCAGTTACCTGAAGTGCCAGATCAGTTGTTTGATTCTCAAACTACTATTTCGGTTGCAGACTCTAAGGAAGGGTGGGCTAAGGCATTACGCCAACTCATCGCTTTACTATACTCTGGGGAAGTGGCAAGATACGACCTTAGCAGAATTAGACCTGCTGGAGCCAGGCTCAAAACTTTTGGAGGACGTGCCTCTGGTCCCGGACCTTTGGACGAACTTTTTAAGTTCACTATTGCCAAATTTAGAGGAGCCGTTGGTAGAAAACTTACATCAATCGAGTGTCATGATATTCTCTGCAAAATCGGGGAAGTTGTTGTTGTCGGTGGGGTACGCAGGAGTGCAATGATTTCTCTGTCGGACCTTGAGGATGACCGTATGCGGTCTTGTAAATCTGGAAACTGGTGGGAACAAAATGGACATAGGGCACTCGCTAACAACTCAGCAACTTATAACTCTAAACCAGATATTGGACAGTTTCTCCAAGAATGGACAAGTCTATACAACAGTCACTCTGGAGAGCGAGGAATCTTCTCACGAGAAGCAAGTCAGAGTCAAGCTGCAAAGAACGGCAGACGTGATCCGAATTACGACTTCGGAACTAACCCCTGTAGCGAAATCATACTTCGACCCTATCAGTTCTGTAACCTCACAGAGGTCGTTGTACGGGCAGAAGATACCGTTGAATCACTATCTAACAAAATTAGGATAGCAACGATTCTAGGCACATTCCAGTCTACGATGACGCACTTCCCTTACCTGCGTAAGGTGTGGCAGAAGAACACCGAAGAAGAGCGCCTCTTAGGTGTATCGTTGACTGGTATCTTAGATAACAAATGGATGGGAGAGGTAAGTGACAGCACTGCGAAGGCTCTTGAACAACTACGGAAAGTCGCCGTTGATACCAACTCTGACCTTGCAGCACGGTTGGGAATTCCTAAGTCTGCTGCGATTACTTGTGTCAAACCTAGCGGCACTGTGTCTCAACTTGTTGATAGCGCCTCTGGTATTCATGCTAGACATAGCCAGTATTATATTCGCCGTGTTCGTGGGGATAAAAAGGACCCTCTATCGGCGTTTCTGACTTCTGCTGGTATTCCTGCCGAAGACTGCGTAATGCGACCAGACAGCACAGTAGTCTTCTCATTTCCGATGAAGGCTCCCGAAGGAGCACGGTTGCGTGATGATCTAACAGCAATTGAGCACCTCGATGTCTGGATGATGTATCAGCGGCACTGGTGTGAGCATAAGCCATCTGTGACCATCTCAGTCAAAGAAGATGAATGGATGGACGTAGGGGCTTGGGTGTTTAGGAACTTTGATGAAATCTCTGGTGTGTCCTTCCTGCCTTGGGCTGGCGGCACATACCGACAGGCTCCTTATGAGGAATGCAATAAAGAGCAGTACGAAGAGATGCTATCTAAGATGCCTAAAGATATTAAATGGGACGACTTAGTCGAAGTAGAAGACAATGTCGAAGGTGCACAAACATTAGCCTGCGTTGCTGGGCACTGCGAGATCTGACATGACAGTATTACTGCACATCATTGGTGGTTGTATGTTGGGGTTTGAATACGTTGATGACTTTGAAGAGGAACACTGTGTCGTCATTGACCTGTTCATCCTCAGAATAATGGTTTTTTGGTAGTCTAGGGTGTAGTACTTAACGGGCCTCTTCGGAGGCTCTTTTTTTTATTCTTTCTCGTACATCTCTCTTTCGTGCTTACGGCGTTTGACAAGGCCGGGGAGTTCCCTACCACCAGCCTTTGTCCATGCCATAAAAGCCTCCGCAGCGCCTTCAAAGTCGCCACGGTTATGCTTCATTCTTATTGTGCTTCTTTGGAGGTTGCCGAGGCCAACGTTGAAGCTAAAGCTGACCAATGCGTCAAAGCGGCCTTGGGTAAGTCCTTGAGGGCATAGTCTAAGCACGCCTCGTTCAAAGATAGCCAAGTCTGCTGCCAAGATTCCATTGACTTCGTCCATTGTGAGAGTTCGATCCCACCCATCAGGGATTGCAAGTCCTTTACGTTCATCTAATTTTACCTTTATATGATTAGGGTCAATAACATGACCAACGCCAACAGTCCACAATATAGCAGGACAGCGGTAGGGACGAAATCTAACTCCTTCATCTTTTTTGATGCCCTCTATACACTCTTTTGATACATTCACTTCTTGCCCCACTGACGAGAACCAAACCAGAAAGCAATGATTCCTGACAGCAAAGCCATCTCATCTTCAGAGAAGATAACATCCGTAGCTGCGATAAACTGCTCTACGTTCATACTACCGAGGCCGCCCTGCAATAAGAAGTAGGTTAGCCCGATATTGATTAAAACCAGTTCTAGCACAAAGATAAAGGTCACAGCAGGCCTTACGATGCCGTTTAAGTTGACCACCCAGTTAGATGCCCGAGCCATAATAGCCTTGTCGTGCTCTAAAGCGGCTCCCTGGCGGTCTGCATCGGTTTGGAGGGCAATCTGGTCAGTCCTGATCTCCTCGACCCTCTGCTGGGCTAAAAAGCCCCTCTCTGCCAGTGCTAGTTCACGCTCAGTCTGCATCTGGGCTAGTTTAAGTTCCTGAGCCTTATCTGCCTTGTCTTGGAAGAAGTTTAGTACCTGTGGCAAGCCAGAGGCAAAGAAGCCGATAGCGGAGGATATAAGCGATAGCATTACAGGTGTCCTTTAAAGATGTAGTAAGTAGTGACTATGAATAGCGATGCCAAAAAGCAGTAAATCTTGAGTTCATTGAGTTTCTTTAGATCCCTGCCAAACTCATCAGTTAGGTTCTTGTTGTCTGCCAAGATACGCTGTTTAATGGCTTCTACCTCAGTCCAGGCAGCAGGACCGTGCTTCTCGATGATGTCTCTTTTTAGTTCTTCTTCTATCTGCTTAATTTCGTATAATCCACGCCATTCCTCAACGGCAGAGAACACAGAGGTGTCTTTGGGCCTGTTTAGCTGCTTCTTGCGGAAGGCGGCTCTGGCCTGCACATCAGCCTTGCCAAGGTCTTGGATGTCCTTGGTGACTGACTCCAGTTCCTTACCTACCGCCAATGCCTCTTTGATGCCAGCGACAGCAGCCTTGGCAACTTGAGTGACTGGTTCGCTCATACTATTCCAACGGAGGGTTTAAGGCAGACGAGAGTACTCCACGATAAGCAAGACTTTGTGGGTCTGGTGCTGTTTGTCCTGATGCAATCCGATTTATAGCCTGTTGTGCTGCCCTGCGACGTAAGACAGATTGTGCATAGTCTGCTAATAAACCAGTCCCAGCCGCTGTGGTTGCAATGACAGGACTTTGTGAAAAAGTATAAGCACCGCCAGCCGCTGCTAATTTAGACCTTAATGGGCTAAACTGTGCTGCAAATGTAAGAAGCGGATCTAATGCGCCCCCTTTAGCCACAGATTTGATAATGTTTTGCTCTTCTTTATTGAACAATTTCATTTTCTCTTTGCTGGCGGCAATGTTAATAAATCCACGTCGAATCAGTTCACTATCTGATGCCTTTGGATCTAACGATTTTGCTTCAGCAACATTAAGAGCATCGTCTAATACTTGGGCACGACTAGCATTACGCCAGTCTTTTCTAGCACCTACGATTGTTTTTACAGCTTCGTCAATACCGCCTTTTCCTGCAACAATGTCTTTTGTGGTAAGGCTTGTTATAAAGTCATCTACTCTTGTTCCAGCTACACCGCCTAATCTTCTAATGTCAGGATCTCGGCTTGTCTTTAAATCGCCTATAATTCCTCTTACTTTGTCTAATGTAGAAAAAGACATTTGAGGATTCTGTTCAATGATAGAATCAATCTGCGCTAGACGAGAATTGATTTGATTTGCTTGATCTGTGCCAGGAACCATTCTAGCGTCATCTAGGTCAGATCTAATATCTCCAACCATCTTTTTAACACTAGCATCTTTTAAAGTTATTCCTGCTTGGTCAACTTGATTGTATGCGTCAGATGCACGTTGTTTTACTTGTTGAGCCGTATATAGAGGTATTTTTCTTTGCTCAATAGCGGATATTGTTTTTCCAACACCAGAAGCAGAAAGAGCACCAACACCAACTCCAGCTATGGTAGCCGCTAAGTCACTACCAGTTACTTCTTTAACAACCTCAGCGGCAGGCTGTGCTGTTAATCCAGCAACACCAGCAGCAGGAACTTGTCTCTGTAGATCCGCAGCCATAGCTGGGATATTTGGAAGCATTTTTGCAGTAGCCGCTGTTCCAGCCATTGCTTGAGTACCTGCCTGTACCGCCCTTTCAACACCAGTCTCTGGCTCTGGCAATCCTAATGCCGTCAACCCTTTTGCTTGCTCTTGATAAAAGGAAGGTAAACGGCTTTGAGAACCGACAGCCTCAGACGCTAAATTATAGGCACCTCTACCAGCCTCTAAAACAGCCGTAGCAGGGGCTGTAAAGGCTTCATAGCCTGCCCTAGCAGTAAGGCCTAGTTGCCTAAATATTTCCTGACCTATTGACCGCTTTGGCTCTTCTTTAGCTGGCTGTGCAGGTGCAGGTTGCTCAGGAGCAGAAACTCCTAAACTACTCTGAATTTTTGCTATGGCCTGCTCATTAGACAAACCATCAGGCAAATTATAGTACTTACCTTCGTATTGAT